CACCGGCGGACTGGGAATGGTGCGGGATGCCATCAGCAGCGTGGCCGATGGCACCGTGTCCTGGTTCAAGGAAAAGCTGGGGATCCACTCCCCTAGCCGCGTGTTTGGCGAGCTGGGCGGGTTCATCAGCGAAGGCGCGGCCCTGGGCATCAACGGGGAAAAGGCCAAGGTGGCCAAGGCGGCCGTGGGCCTGGCCAAGACCGCCGTGGACGGCTTCACGCCGGACGGATCCGGCGCGGCCGGCCTGGCGATCGACACCCGTTCTCCGATCGGAGCAGCGCGCGGCGCCGGCGCGGCCGCACCGGGTGGCGACACCATCACCATCACCATCAACCCCGGCCCAGGCAGCGACCCGGAAGCCATCGCGCGGGCAGTACGCGCCGAGCTGGACAAGCGCGACCAAATGAAGCGTGCCCGCATCGGTTCGCGCCTGAGCGATTAAGGAGCCCCTATGCTGATGTCTCTTGACCAATTCGTGTTTGGCATGTCTACGCTGGCCCACCAGGAGCTGCAGCGACAGACCCAATGGAAGCACGCCAGCAACGCCCGCGTGGGCGCCCGCGCGGCCCGCCAGTTCACCGGCGACGGCGACGACACCATCACCATTTCCGGCGTCCTCGTGCCGGAGCTGGCCGGCACGCTGTCGTCCCTGGATGACCTGCGCGCCATGGGCAGCAAGGGCCAGGCCTATGCCCTGGTCGACGGCGCCGGAACCGTGTTTGGCGCCTACCTCATCACCGGGATGCACCAGACCGGGACCAACCTGGACGCCAGCGGCCGGCCGCGCCGCGTGGACTTCTCCATTACCCTGGAGCGCACCGACGACAACCGGGCCAGCTCCATGGCGCAGAGCAGGGGGCGGCCATGAACCAGGACAGCTCCCCGCTGCTGGCCCCTGACTTCACCATCACGCTGGACGGCCGCGACCTGACCAGCATGATTGACCCGCGCATGATGCGCCTGTCGGTCCGCGAATGCCGCGCCGACGAGGCCGACACGCTGGACCTGGTGCTGGACGACAGCGACGGCGGCCTGGAAATCCCCAAGCGCGGCGCCGTGCTGGCCGTGGCCATCGGCTGGAGTGGCCAGGCACTGGTGGACAAGGGCTCTTTCACCGTCAACGAGGTGGAACACGCCGGCACGCCGGACACCATCACGGTGCGCGCCCGCAGCGCGTCCATGACCAAGGGCATGGGCGAACGCCAGGAAAAGAGCTGGCACAACCAGACCATTGGCGAGATTGTGCAGACCATCGCCGGCCGCCATAAGCTGACGCCAAAGGTGGGCGACGAGCTGGGCAAGTTCAAGATCCCGCACATCGACCAGACCCACGAAAGCGATATGTCTTTCCTGACGCGCCTGGCGCGGCGCTTTGACGCCGTGATGACCGTGAAAGAGGGAAATCTGCTGTTCCTGCCGATTGGCACCGGCGCCACCATGAGCGGGCAGGAAATCCCCGCCATCGCGCTGACGCGCCGGGATGGCGACCGCCACCGCTTCCACATTTCCGAGCGCGAGAACTACAGCGCGGTGCGCGCCTACTGGTACAGCAACGGGGAGAAGAAGCGCCACAGCGTGATCGTGGGCGGCGAGGACAACCACAATGTCAAGGTGCTGCCGGAGAAGTACGCCAGCGAGGCCGAGGCCGAGGCGGCCGCCACGGCCGAACTGGAGCGCACCAAGCGCAGCCAGGCCACGTTTAACTACACCATGGCCATCGGCGTGCCGCAGCTGCGGCCGGAGGCGCCCGTGACACTCTCCGGCTGGAGCAAGGCGGAGATTGATGACGAGGACTGGCTGGTGCAGCAGGTCACGCACACCCTGGACGACTCCGGCGGCTATACCTGCGATATGGAGCTGGAAATTCTGGACGACCCTATCACCAAGCGCCACCGCAGCAACTTCCGCAAGGGCGGCAACTAAGCCCCTATCCCCCCACCTGTTTGTATCTCCCCATACAAACACGGCACCCTTGTTTGTCATCACAAACAAACACAACACTTCTGTTGCAAACACAACAGAAGTGTTTTATAATGGCTGCACTGATTAACGAAAAGGAGGCATATGAAGTACAGCGAGTTCCGGCGGTGGCTGGAGCGGCAGGGAGCGAAGTTTGAACCCGGCCACGGCAGTCACCACAAGGTAACGTTGAATGACAAGCGATCCACCTTCCCAGACCACGGCAGCAAGGAAATCGGTAAGGGGCTGATGGAGAAAATCAAGAAAGACCTTGGACTGAAATGAAAGCAAGCCCCGCAAGGGGTTTGCTGACTCGCTGAACGGAAAGCCTCACCCCCGTACCTTGAAAGGACGAAACCATGTTGAACTACCCTGTCACCTTAACGCCCGACACCAACGGCACCCACCTGGTGGGCTTCGCTGACTTCCCGGAAGCCAATTCCGTGGGCGACACCGTGGACGAAGCGCTGTGCGAGGCGGTAGCCTGCCTGCGCACGGCCGTGGAAATGTACATGGACGACCGCCGCGCCGTGCCGCTGCCGTCCGCCCCTGACGCTGGCCAGCGCACCGTCAACCTGCCGGCGCTGGAAACGGCCAAGGTGCTGCTGTGGAATGAAATGATGGCCAAGAAGCTGCGCAAGGCCGACCTGGCCCGCCTGCTGGACGTGCACCAGCCGCAAGTCGACCGCCTGTTCGACCTGCACCACTCGTCCAAGGTGGACCAGGTGGAGCAGGCCGCCGCCGCCCTGGGCCGTCGCCTGAACGTGGAGCTGGTGTAATGGCCGCGCTGGATCTGGTGGAAGTGGCCCGCACCAGCGGCCTGCGCGGTTTCCTGCACGGTGTGAATGCGCCCATGGCGCGCGAGCTGCTGGCCGCCTTCGTGGCCGAGCTGGACCGCCGTAGCGCCATCGAGCGCCTGACGTGGACGCCGGCGGCAAAGCTGCCGGATTCGGATACAGTCCTGTGTGGTGGGCGCTGAGCCGGGCGCCGTGCTGAAAGACTACCGCGTGACGCCGGCATGACGTACAACGGGCGTTACGTCAAATAGGCCCCTACACTCCGCTGGCCACCGTCCGACACTTTGCTATAAAGTGTCGGACACTTCATATACTTTTGTATTGACATAATTATGCAGAACGTCACAATCGACACGGCAAAGACCCTGGTCGGATCCAACCTGGTCACGCGCGCCATCGTGGAGTGCTTCGACGGCCGCCGCTGGTGCATCGTGCTGCGCGGCCGCGAGGAATACCTGGTGCGCTCTGCCCGCCAGTGCCCCAAGGCCTTCGCCAAGGTGGAAACCGCGCTGGAGGAAATCAAAGGCCTGGGCCTGCGCCATGCCGAGGTGGATTTTTCCAAATGGACCCGCGACCAGGGCACGCTTTAACAGGAGGCATCACATGAACGTCAACACAATGTCCCACAACGGGCACGAAACCCATGGCCAAATGGCCCACCGCAATCTCGATATCCATATCGACCGACTGCGGGAAATGCGCTGGATGATGGCCAATGCCTGCGGGCTGGACTCTCAGGCCCTTGCTGTTTACGACGAGGGCGTCTCCAATCTGTGCCATGCGCTTGAAATCATCACCGTGGCAATGCTGCCGGACGACAAGGAATAACCATGGCTGACATGACGATGACTGAACAAAACGCCCTGCGGAGACTGCTGCAGCACGCCAACCGCGACACGGGCCAGGCCCGCCGTGTGGCTGACTTCCTGCTGGCCTGGTGGAACCCAGACGCCTGTGGCCGCTTCGACATGCGCGATGCGTGGGGCTGCGACGACGCTATCGTGGAGGATATAGTGACCCTGTTCGGCTACATTGCCCGCAACAACCGTTACCCCGACACGCTGGGGCCGCAATACGTCCGCGAGTATTCGGATCTGCTTGCCAACTGGCGGCCGGATCTGCTGAAAGCGGAAAAGCAGGCGTAGGAAAAGAAAAGGCCAGCGCAATGCTGGCCTTGTCGTATTGGGCGGGGAAGGGAAAGAATCAGCGCACGGACTGCACCGAGGCGTGGCAGTAGCCAATGAACTCAATGCGCTCCACTTCCGTGCAAGGCACCACATCGACGGTATAGGCCGGGTTGTCGTTCGACAGGCGCACCGAGCCGTCAAACATACGCTGTACGCGCTTGAAGCGTACCGTATCAGCATCACGAAAGCGCACCAGGTACACGCCGTCCGAATCCCGCGCGCGACGATCAATCACCACCATCTGGCCATCCTGGATAGTCGGGATCATCGAGTCACCGGCGGCGCGCACCATCACCGTGTCATCGACGGTCAGGCCTTCCTGGTCGAGCCACAAGCGCGGCACCTTCCAGGCGCCGTCCTTACTGGCCGAGTTGAACGTGGCCATGTCCAGCATCGGCAGATCCACATAACCCGGCACTACATCGCCGGCGTCTTCCAGGATGATGCCGCCCACTGCCACCGGGCCTGGCGCTAAATCGGCCTTTACCAGCTCAGGGCCGGAGCCGCGTCCCAGGATCAACCAGTCAAGGCTGATGTTGTGCTGCAGGGCGATCTGGATGGATTCAGCAATCGGGATCGAGCTGCGCGCACGCCAACCGGCGGGCGTGCTACGCCCTTTGCCCAGGTAGGTGGCCAGCTCATCATCCTTAGAGAATCCCAGCACCTTTTTCATTCTTTCGATTATTTCTTGAGTGAGAATCTTATTGGTTTGCATATTGTGGATTTTGAAATTGCAATTCATCGTCGAAAGGACTGTACGGAGCCGGAAGTAGAGCGTAGAATTTTACGTCATGCAACAAATATTTACGTTTACACACGAAAATTCACGAAACGTGTTTAATTCTCACACATTGTAACGAGTATAGACTAGGAAATGAAGACCGAAAGCCGCAAAGATCCTCGTATCGCTATCCCTCTGACCCAGGCCGAAGACGAACAGCTGGAGAAAATCCGCAAGGAAGAAATCCGCAGCCGCCAGTCCATGGCCGGGATTATCTACCGCCTGGGCTTAAAAGCCTATGAATCTCAGCAACTGCAGCAGTCACATTAACGATATGTAATAGGAAGGCCGGGGGGTCTTTTTATTATCGGACCAGTTAAATATGAGCCTGCGAATCACTATTAAATGCCCGCACTGTCAGGAGCGCGCCGTCGCCCGTAGCAGCCAGGAAAAGACCGCGACCTTGCGCGAGATTACCTATCAGTGTCTGGATCCGGAGTGTGGTTACACCTATGTGGCCTCGCTGGAAATCGTGCGCGGCCTCTCCCCTTCCGGCAAACCGAGCGACGCTGTGCGCGTGCCCATGTCCCAGCATATCCGGGAGCGGGTCATGCAGCAGCTGCAGCTGGCGATTTAACACCACAGACTGATTGAGCCTATGTCCATCAACGCCCTTGCCTGCAGCGCCATGCAATTCCTGCAGACCCATGAAAACGAACACCTGGCGCCCGACCTGCCCCTCCTGGTCGACCGCTGCATCGCCCACCTGGTTGAAGTTTGCGGCGTGTCGCAGCCCACTGCCCAGGTGGCCACGCTACAGGCCCAGGGCGAGCTGTCGGCTCGTCATAGCAAGGCCAGCATCGACTGCACCCGCACCACCAGCTTTACCCTGTTCCTGAACGATGAGCAGGGCCGCCCGGTGGTAGTGACGGTGGCCGAGCTGGCCCGCCTGGTGAAAGACGCCAGGCCGCTAATGCGCCTCACGCCAGGCTAACCCAATCCCAAAGAAATACCCTACTTGCTGCTGCGCCTGGCGTAGCGGTCAAGCCCTTTTCACGTTTACGAACTGGCAACGACCGGAAAAAGACCTCAAAAAATGGCCTCGATTGACGAACTCAAACGCCTCATTGACCTGCGCGACCTGGCGGACCGCCTGGGCCTGAAACAGGGCAAAGGCGGCGACGACGCCCTGTATCACTCCCCGCACCACCCGGACAAAAACCCGTCGCTGTCCATCTTCGTGAATCACCCTAAGCACGGCACGGGCTGGAAGGACTGGAGCAGCGGCGAGGGCGGATCCTGCGTCGACCTGGTCATGTACGTGAACGGCTGCACGCTGGCCGAGGCCATGCGCTGGCTGCATGAAACCTACGCCATTCCGTTCAGCACACCCGACCGCAAGGACCAGCCGAAGGAACCCAAGAGCCGTGCCGAATACATCGCGGACAAGGCCCTGGCCGAGAAAGAGAACTGCCGCGCCTACCTGAACGGCCGGGGCATCAGCAACGAGGCCATCAACGCCGCCTTCCGCGCCAACACCCTGGGCTATAACGCCTATACCAGCGCGACCAAGGCGCCCGGCAGCGTGGGCCACGGCGGGCCTGGCGTGGCCTTCATCGTTCACGCACCAGGCACGCGCCGCGTGGTGGCGGTGGACATGCGCTACTTCGATGCGGAGCTGAATGGCGGCGTCAAGACGCAATGCCAGGGCGAGAAGGACGGTTACGGCTGGACGGCCGATCCGCGCAAGCTGGAGCGCGCTGAAACGGTCTATATCGTGGAAAGCCCGATCAACTGCCTGTCCATCGACACCAGCAACAAGCCGCGCGCGGCCGCCTTCGCCATTCGCGGCATCGCCAACCTGAACCTGATCGACTGGACGTTCCTGCGTGGTAAGCAGGTCATCATCTGCCTGGATAACGACCAGCCCTTCCCCGAAGGCCACCACCGCGCCGGCCACCGCCCTGGCCCGGAAGCGATGTGGGATCTGTACGAGATCCTGACGGCGCTGAACATCAGCGCCCTGCTGGTGGACCAGGCGGAGTGGGAGAACGACAAGGGCGAGCCCATCAACGACGTGAACGACTACCTGCAGGCCTATGACGCCCACAAGCTGGCCAAGGCACTGGACGAGGTGGAGCCCTGGCTGATCCCCGGCCTGCCTGGCGATGCCGGCGTCCAGGGAAAAAAGCGCATGCACCTGCCGGCGCACGACTTTGCGCAATACTGGCGCTACCGCGTGCGGCCGGACTTCACCTATTACATCAAGCGCAAGGAATCCGGTGACGATGACGATATGCCGCTGCATGAAGACCTGTGCGGTTTCCGCGTGGCGTCCCTGTCCCGCGTGAAAGTGGCCAGCGCCACGTCGACCATGACCGGCGATGTGGACTCTTCGCCCACGGTGTTCTTCTCCGTCACGGTGCAGACGGCACACAATGGCGCCGAATTGGTACGCGATGTGATGACCGCCAAACAGCTGAACAACCTGGCACAGTGGGGCCAGTTCGGGGCAATCT